CGTTGATTGAAGCTCGTATGAACGATGCAACCAACGTGATGATGGATGCAATGGCTACAGCCCTGTACAACAACACCACGAATACACAACAGTTTATCGGTTTACCCGCTGCTGTTGCTAACTCTGGTACTTACGGAAACATTGACCGTAGTGCATATACATGGTGGAAATCATCACAGTATGCCGCTGGCTCTGTAAACCCAACTCGTCAAAACATCCTGCAATACATTTCTGGTACTGTTAAAAACGGTGCTGAAATGCCTTCATTTGGTGTTTGCGGATTTGGTACTTGGACACTGTTGGCTCAAGACTTTGTTGGTCAAGAGCAATACGTTATCACCCCAGGTGCAGGTTTTGACGGTGAAACCAATGGCCCTCAAGCAGCTTTCCGTGCTTTGATGGTTGCTGGCGTACCTATTTATCCAGACCCCTACTGTCCTGAAGGTATTGTGTACTTCCTGAACACTAACTACTTGTCTCTGTACATCCATGAGCAAGGTTCGTTTGTGTTTACAGGCTTTGAGTCCACTCTTCCTAACTGGCAAATTGGTTATGTTGGCGCAGTTTTGATGATTGCCGAATTGGTGAACGTCAAACCTAAGTCAATGACCAAGGTGACGGGTTACAACTACCTCTCACTGTAAGGAGAAAAAGACATGGCTTTAGCAATGAATAAAATCATTCTGGCGAATGCAACCACCAACACTGCTGGTGCTTACTTCTCCAACGTATCACTGACTGCCGCTAACGCAGGTACAGTGATTCCCGCAGGTACATACCTGGTGTTTCCTACCGTCAACGTAATCATTACTGCCAACAACGGTTCTTCTATCGCAACTCTGCTTGCCAATAACACTGGCGGTATGATTTTGGCTGATGGCACAAACGTGTTTGCACAGTCTATGACTTCGGGTGCTGGTGCGGCTGTTGCTCTTACCATCAATGGTGGTGTTAATGCAAACAGCAGCTACACAACATAAGGAAACAGTATGAATTCGAACCATGTAGGCGCACTGTATCCCGATAGTTTTGGTAATGTTTTGATTGGTCACACCTCTGCTCCCTTAGGTTTGGGAACAACAGGTAATGCCCGTGCAACTATTCCAACAATCGGTACAAACTACATTGTTCGCCGTATTACTGTTGCAAATGCCAACGGAAGTGTTGCGCTTGCCAACGTCACCATCATTAACAGCAGTGATGGTGTCGTAGCAAACGCAGTTTCTAACGCAGTTGTATTGGGAAATATCACAGCAACAACCAAGTATCAAGATTTGAACCTGACGGCAAACACCGCCACAACAATCTATTCTGGTTCTTTGTTTGTGTGTGTCAATACAGCCGCTGCCGCAAACAACACAGTTGACATTGCAGTGTACGGTGACGTTGTAACACTATGACAGACCTTGTTTATGTAACCAACCATACCGATAAAGACCTGTATTCTGAGTACAACTATGTCGGTTATGATTTTCCTATAGGTAAGACAGTTGAGTTGACTGCCCCTGCTGCTAGGCATATGTTAGGTTATGAAGACGAGGAAAAGGAGAAGTATCTTGTCCAGTTGGGTTTGATACGACTTCACAGCGAACTTGAAGAAGCAACGGAAAAATTCAAGAGATTAAAAATTTCTGAAGAGTATCCACAAAAGAACTGCTCGTTACCCTCGGCAGTTGGCGTAGTACCCTTACGGATTGAGAAATCCGTTGGGGGAAAGTCCAATCAGAGGGTTGCATAACATGAAGGTAACATGGCAACTCTCTCTTCCTACATCACGGAAGTACAGCGTTTATTGCACGATGCAAACTCTGTCTTCTGGTCTACCTCGGAGCTAACGGACTACATCAACGATGCCCGTGAGCGAGTAGCGAGAGATACTGGGTGCTTACGCACCCTTCAAATTACTGCCACCCCAATTTCCAACACAGGCGTAGCCGCAACCATATGGACTGAGGGTGCTACCGTTACTGCTGGTCAATTTGTATTTAACAATATCTTTATTTATGAGGTAACTGTCAGTGGTGTACTTGGTAGTACAGCACCAGCTTATCCTTCATCTGGCTACACTTTCCCTCCATCTACTCCATTTACAGATGGCACGGCTACTTTGCAGTATTCTGGCCCTGCGGAAATAATTCCCTATGCCACTATTTCAACAGGCACAACCTTAGACATTCTGAACGTCAACATTTACTGGGGTAACAGTCGTATTCCTTTGCGATACTTACCCTGGTCAAACTTTAACGCACAGCTTCGCTATTATCAAAACTCTGTTGGCAGACCTATATGTTTCTCTGTCTATGGTCAAAACACTATCTATGTAGGCCCTGTTCCAGACCAAGCCTATGTGGTGGAGATAGATAGCACTATCTTGCCTACAGCGTTGAGCTTAAACACGCCCAATGCTAATGACCAGATACAAGACCCCTATACCTCACCTGTAGCCTTCTATGCGGCGTATAAAGCCAAGTACAAGGAACAAAGCTATGGAGAAGCTGAGATATACAAACAAGAATATGCCAAGCAAGTTCAAGCGGTGTTGAACTCTGTGTACACCCGCAGAATCCCTGACCCCTACAGCACGTTCTAATCATGGCCTCCGCAGAACAAAAGAAATCTTATGCTGTTTATAAGAATTTTAAAGGCCTGAATACCAAGGCCAATAGAACAGCTATTGATGAAGAAGAGTTCTCATGGATAGAAAATGCCATGCCTATCGGGTTTGGCAACATTAAAATTGTTTCTTCTCAAATCTCTATCAAGGATGGCAGCAATAACGCCATTTCGTTTGGTAACACAGTCACTACGCTTACAAACACCAACCTTGGTTTGTCTGACTATTTATTGGCCTTCCAAGAAGATGGTCGAGGACAGTATGTTGTCATAGATACAGGCACTGTAGGCAATGTAGGTGTGACAGGCACATTCTCTTCTGCAAACGTATCTATTGCACAGTGGAAGAATGAAGAAGTATTTATAGGTGACCCCAACAAAGGACTCTTTACTTGGGATGGCACTGACTTACTTAATGTTGGTGGTGTAGGTCAAATAGGAATTACAAACAGGGGTTCAGGCTATGCCTCTGCGCCAGCAGTCACTATCTCTGCACCTAATCAAACAAATGGCACACAGGCCACAGCAGAAGCAACAATCACTGCAAATGCCGTATCCTCTATTTCTATCACTGAGGGTGGTAGTGGATATACCGCTTCACCAACAGTGACCATCACAGGTGGAGGTGGTAGCGGTGCTACTGCTATTGCCGAAATTCTTACATTTACAAAAGGTGCGCTGTTTATACAAGTTACTAACAGTGGTTCTGGTTACAACCCTGCTTCTCCCCCTGCTGTTACTATTTCTGGTGGAGGTGGAGCGAATGCCGCTGCTACCGCTATCGTGTTTGGCAATGCAGTAATACAAGTCATCATGTCAAATGTGGGTAACAACTTCACAAGTGCGCCTACAGTCACGATAGCTGCTCCACCGACTCCCACTAGCAACGCAAATGCCACGGTAATTGGTGTACCCAATCTAGAAGAAATAGTTAGCGTTTCTACTTTTTCTGGTCGTGTGTGGGTGGCTACAGGTCGTACAGTTACTTTTTCTTCTTCTACTAGTCCTACTGATTTCACTTCTCTTTCTGCGGGTGCAGAGACAATTACAGACTCTACCTTGCGTGGCAACATACAAAATATGGTGTCTGCCAACAACTTTCTGTACATTTTTGGACAAGACAGCATCAACGTATTTTCTGATGTCAGGATTACAAGCGCAGGGGATACCCTATTCACAAACACAAACGTGTCTGCGTCTGTAGGTAGTAAGCTGAAATATGCTGTATTCCCTTACTTCCGCTCTGTGTTGTTTATGAATAACTACGGGGTGTACGCCCTAGTTGGTTCAACAACAAGCAAAATTTCTGACCAGCTGGACGGTATTTTTCCCTACATAGATTTCACCAAGCCTGTCACTGCGGGTCAAGTCTTGCTCAACAACATCTTGTGTGCGGCATTTAACTTCTACCTCAACGCAAGTTTTCCTACCACCACGGGAGACAGGTTTATACAGTGTGTATTTTTTGAGAAGAAGTGGTTTATTACTAGCCAGGGTGCATTGCGGTATGTGTCTTCTGCTGCTGTTGGTGGGTTGATTAATTTGTACGGGGTAACAGATACGGCTCTTTTTAAGCTGTACGGGGATGCAACTGCAAATATCTCTTCTGAGATACAGACATCTTTGTCTCCTATGAAAGACCCTATTCGCACTAAACAAGC